ATTCAAATCTCATTTCATTATAAGGAAAAGCTAATCCACTTCGATCAGAGAACGCCAGTCCAAATTGTCCACGAGCCCACTTCTGAAAAGGGGCTCTTTTAGGTCTCTTTCCTTGTCCTGGTAAATTAGACATAATATTTAAGTTCCGTTATAATATGAAGTCGATGGAATAATCCTAGTTGAAGGACTATCATCACCAGCTATTAGTCTTTCAAAAGCAGCTTCATAATCTAATTTTAATTCCGCACGTCTATTAATATCAATATTAACTCTTTTTTGAGATAAAAAGAAAGTTAGTCCCGAACACATACATTCAATCGCACGCGAGGGAACATCTGTATTCTGTTCTACTCCAGCAACAGTACTTGCTGTAACATCCATAATTCTTCGAATCCTCCAATAATTCACAACATCTGTGGAATCATCTGGAGCTGGATATAAATAAATCTTAGGTGTTGAAGTTCTTTGAAGATAAAATTGAGTAGGTCTTGACTCTGTTGCTTTATTTTGAATAGCTGAATAATCATTAAGACCTAATCTTGACATGGCGTAGTACTTTCCGTCACTTTCCAAAAGATTAGCATTAATTATATCGATTGTATCTGCGGGAAGATCGTATGAGATTGTACTCTTAACTATTGTTAAATCCTTTTCTTCAACAGTCCATTGATTGTAACCACGATTAGCCCAATCACTAAACATAATATTTAAACTACGTCTAGCTGATCGTACATCATAACCTAGAATTGGATCTCCTCCAATTCGATCATATGCTTCTTGTATTACGTCATTTACTGTTAAAGCAAATGTCGCTTGATCTGATAAAGCCATTTTTGATTATCCCCAAAATGCTGTAATTGCAGTAACATTTGTCATTGTTGCAGTACAATTGGTTGCAAATCTTATTCCTGCTTCAGGAAACGAAATCCATATTTGACCACTATCAACACCAGCTGGTGTATCCATCGTTAATAGATTAGTTCCTCCATCGTCAAAAACGACTGTTCCTGCCGTAGCTGCTGGAAGTGCAACCATTCCAAAAAGTCTAATGGGTCCTGCAGAAATTGCTCCAGTCGATGTTAGTCTTACTGCTGTAATATTTGATCCTGCCATAATTTTCTCCTATGTATATCTTACTAAGTTCGTTAATCTCTTTTCGAGATCAACCGCCCTTTGCATTGGGCTAGTATAACCTGTTATCTGGGCGAGTAAAGCTTTTTGATTCTCCTTTTGTTGAAGGTCGCTTAAAGCGCCTGCACCCTCATAAGGATCCGCTATTTCCCCTTCCCACTGAGGGACATCAAGCGGTACACCTGCGGTGAAGCTCTCGAAAGTATCGATAACTTCTTTAATTCCGTCTAGTTTTTTTTTAAGTTCTTTATCGGATTCTTCTTCTTCCAATTTACCTTTTTCTATAAGCTCCTTAGCTTTAATAACAGCCGCTGCGTCACGTTCAGCTTCTCCTTCTGTATCAAGTTCGTCTACTTCACCAACCTCTATATCTAATTCTTTCTCTGTTTTTTCTTTATCAGCTAATTTTTTTGATCTTTCTAAATATTCCGTATCCTTTTCGTCTTTATCGTCATCTTTTTTAACTAGATCAGAAGCTTTCTTTAGCCACTCGCTTCCTTTCTTTTGAAACCATTCACTAAATGCATTCTCTGCCATAACTTATAAAACCTCTAGTTTATCAAAAAATAAATAATAATGCCTACTACCACGATAATGATAGATGTCTGTGGATGAGCTTTCGCCCATATCCAAAGTTGTTTTACTTTTTCCATAAATTCCTCCGTTATGAGAGGGCCCGAAGGCCCTCACTATAATTATGTTACGTTGTTGTTCTGAAGATACGATACTGTAACTATACCTTCACCAACAGTTCCATCACCGTCTGTCGCTGTAAACTGAGCGACTACGTTAGAATCAGTTGTTCCAACATCTGCCAATGCTGCCAATGTTGCAGCAATTGGTTGTGTTCTTGCTAGCGTTTTTGCATTTGTCGCAGCAATGTATGCTGTTCCATTTGCAGTTGTTCCCACAGATAAAGTCGCAGCGTTAGTGTCGTCACCTGCGATGATGACATCCATCTTAACGTCAACTATTTGTGAGTTTGCCGGAATAACACCTACTGCAGTATTTGCACTTGCTCCGCTCAAAGTTATTGATTTTGATTGTGACATTTCTACAAAACCAACGTTCTTGATATCAGAACCTACAGTAGTTCCTGTTGTTTCTCTTATCGTTCCAGCTTTTACTGGACCCGAAAATGTTGTTGTTCCCATAAGTCTATCCTCCTTTTAAAAATAGTCTGCTTGCGCAGTCGTCTGGGTTGTTACTAGGCGCCTAATGGCGCCTAGTAGTTATTTAGTTATTACGCTGCGCCTTCAGTACCGTAGATTCCTCTCCAGTCTGTAAAGCCAAAAGAATATCTTTCTCTTGTTTTGTAACGTAAGTTGCCAGTTCCAAAATCGCCTTCTACAGCTTTTTTGATTGGTGCTCTGACAAAGTGTTTCATTCCATCTGGACAATCAGTACCTATGAACCATTGATCTGCGTCCGTAAGTCTTTGATTGACAACCACACCGCCTGGAATCATACCTAATGCTCTTACAGCATTGATATCATTATCAGCAGTTCCTGGTCTTAGATTAGATTTTAGCACTCTTTCAGCAACGAATAGCAATTCTGGAGGACAAATTAATTTTTGTCCTATCAGTGCTATTGGGATTTCTCTGTCGTCTTTAGCTTCTGCTATTTGAATTAGCAAAGTTTCTAAAGAAGTTTCAGATAAATCAGCTGCTGTTGCCAAAGTGTTGGACTGCGTACTACCGCCTCCAGTCGGATGTGAAGCACTTAATAAAGATACCCCGTCTCCTCCTGTTGATGTAGTAGTAGCGTTATTCAAGACATTTGCACCTTTGATCTCTTTAGTGTGTTGCATTGATCTTGCCAATGCTCTTGCGTATTTCGCACCAAGAGAGCCGTACAAGCCATCTTCTTCAGCTTCTTCTGTAATAGAAAATGCTAAAGCAACTGTTTCGTGAACGTACCTAGCGACGTAGCCTTCTCTGCCACTATCGTAAGTAATCATTGCACCTTCTGCCTTTGTTGGCGCTTCTCCGAAGCCGATCATTTGAACGTCTTCTTCGAATGCCTTCATAGATTGCTCTGTAGAATAGATTGCTCTCCATTGTTCTGGATAACGATCATATTCCATACCAAACACGGTATTTAAACCTAGGTTGAGCTGTTTGGTAAATAATGCTCTATTTAAAGCCATAACTCATATCCTCCTAAATACCAGCCGTGTTAGCTCTAAGCTGATGGTTGTTTATATAAACTTCCACACTAGCGTCGGCTCCCACTGCATTGCCTGGTTCATTGATCAATCGTAATATTCTTATAGGAAGTGTAGCAGTGACAGCAAATGTGCTCACTGTTATTTCCTGTTTTGAATATCCAAAGTCAGTATTCCCAGCTGTTAATGTTACATTCGAATTCAAGCCTACGTCTGTGTTAGCAAACGTTCCGTCGCATTGAACTTTAAATGTTATGTCTGGATCATCATATACCCATGCCTTGACCGATGAATTGGTCTTAACAGTGGTACCGGCAGTCCATACTTTGAGGAATTTTACATCCCCAGTAGCTTGATCTGTGTATTCGCATCCGCCAAATACGCCAATAGGCTTAGTGTCATTAGCCATAAGGGTAATTGTCCCGTTGGTTAATAACTGAACTGCATCTCCTGTGAAGATAGAAGTTCCAGAGCCATTAGCGATCTCGTATGCATTAGCACGGATCACACCACCTGACATATGTCTCATAGGTGTAAACCCTTGAGGCGCGTCTAAGTTAGCCATAATAATCCTCCTTGATTATTTCGTTACTCTTTAAAACCGCCTCTAGTGACTTCTGTTTTGTAGGTCTTTTCGATAGGATTTCCAGGTTTTTCAACTTTGTGCAAGTCTTGAGCGACTGACCTTTCAAGATTTTTTGTTCTCCCGTGATAATAATCATCACGTTGTTTCTTCATCTCAATAGGCATTTCACAAAGAAGCATTCCTTCTACTCCTATATATCCAGCGAATTTGCCATGTTCCATCGTAGGAAAGTTTTGATCCTTGTTGACCGTCTTAGGGTCGCGAGGTTTCCATCCCTCTCTCATACGTCTAGCAACATTCGTTGGTGTCTCTTGACCTAAAACACTGGTTGCAATCCAACGTTGAACGTAACCTTCTCTCGGTTGAGGTGCTTCCAATAAGTCAGTAGGACGCCACTGATTTTCACGAGTAGATTGCTCTTCACGTGTTTCGTTTTTTATTTTATTATTATCCATAATAGCAGGCTCCTTTATTGTTGACCTGTATCACTAAGGTCTTTTACTTCCTTAGCAAAACGTTTCAGTGCCGTCTCATCATTTATATTAATACCGAAACTCTTTGCGGTATTTAAATCCTCTTGAGTGAGCTTAACTCTGTTACTCTTTCCAGATTTTCCTCTGGAAACTGCAGCAACAGGAGATTGCACTCTAGCTGTTTTTGATTGTACCTTATTTTCGTCTTCTGGTACAGCTTTTTTATCAAAGAAACTAGGTAGTGTTTCTTTAAGCCGTTTATCCATTTCGTCGTAGTATCCTGGATCATTAACATCCCATCCTTCTTCTGTTAATTCTCCATCAATTCCATAAACTAATGAAGTTGCTCTAGAATGACCTGGTTTATTAAACCAGAATCCATTTTTTTGAACCCAGTCCCTAGCTAGTGGAGGAAGAGGTTTTTTCTCTGATTCTTCTTTAGAAGGTTTCTCTTTTACAGCTTCATCATCATCTAGTTGTCGTATTTCACTACGAATATCAGCCATTTTTTCCATTAGTTTTACTTGTTCTTCAGTATTACCTTCGTCGATAGCTGATTTCATTTGTTTAGAAACATTTTCGTAATTATTTTTAAAACCAGTCTTTAAGCTTGTTCTGGTTTTACCTTCCAAGTTTTTATATCTTTCTTCCCACTCTAATGCTTTTTTTTCAGCATCAGAACGCTTTCCCACTTCTTTGGTG